GTTCCTTTAGCAGCGGGAAAATTATACGTTTTTGCTTTAGGAAGAACCAGATTAATGGACACTTGGTCCGATATAGATGGAGAATCGTTAAATCCTAATCCGATTATTTTAGACGATCTTGGCCAATGTCATTGTTATTGTTCAGATGACTTTGACTATACACTTGTAGTTTGTGACCAATTTGATAACGAGATATTCTCTGTAGACAAATATTTACTTTCTAAAGGCGAACACAGTCATGCAGACGTAGCTGTTGCGCCATCAGAACATATCGGTGTTTCCAGTTACCATGTAGGTGAGGTTACAGTTTACGTTCCTTATTTGACTGGCGAGGTTGGTAAGGTTTACGAAGGTATCGATCCTATTGTAGTAAACAACGATGTTAACAGAATCTCCGCTAACCATATTCCGCTTGGAGTTCAAGACCCATTATATTTCGTAGAAGACTCAGAAACGGCGTGTATTCTAGGTTGCTCAGCTCAGACAGAAATTCCATCGGCTTTATCCAGCAAATGGGACGAAGCATCAGACGCCGTTATAGCAAACAGTGCACAGTGGGCAGAAGGAACAGAATATGAAGCAGGATCTTACATTGATATTGACGGTCATACTATTAGTGTTACTGGTTTACAACCTGAGGGCGATTACGCTTACAATTCTGCACTTAGCTCTAAACTAGACGTTACAGCATTACCGCAAGATTTAGTTCACAGTGGTGAATTGACTGCTTATTATCCAAGTGATAACCCTTCTGGTTTTATTACTGGTGTTGATTTAACAGATTACGCCACTACAGCTCAACTTGATGAAAAATTAGATAAGACAGACTCTGGTAATTTCTACCCTATGGAAGGAAACCCAAGCGGATTCTTAACTGCACACCAAAGTTTACAAGGTTATGCAACAGAACAATGGGTAGAAGGTAAAGGTTATATAACCGGCATCGACATTCAAGAGAGTGCTGGTTGGAACGAAGCCACTACTGTTGTCAATAACAATTCGGCTATTTGGAACAATACTACTAACGTAGTTTCTAGCAATTCTGCACAATGGGGAGCAACCAATCCTCAGATTCCTGTAACCGGCATCAACGGCATCAAGATTTCCGAATCAGGCGATAAAGTCGTATTTGAAGTTTCTGCTGATTACTATCCTGGAAATAACCCGTCCGGATTCATTACCGGCGTTGATTTAAGCGACTATGCGACGACTGCACAGGTTTCTGAAAAACTTGATACTACCGCATTTAGCGATGTTTCCGGCGATTTCTTGACCGCCGTAGATTTGACGCCGTATCAAGAAAAGGCAGATATGACCGCCTATGCTACTGTAGAGTCTTTGACCGCCAAACAGGATGCCGGTGATTACATTTCTGCTACGGATTCTGCAAACTTCTTGTTAACATCTGACTCTGCCAATTTCTACACGACTGCTAACGAATCCGGTTTCATAACCGGTGTCGATTTGACTCCATATCAGTTGACTGCTGATATGACTGCTTACCAGCCGGTTGGTGATTATTTGACCACTGGTGATTCTGCTAATTTCTATCCTAGTGATAATCCATCGGCTTTCATTACCGGTGTTGATTTGACACCTTATCAGACGGTTGAAGGAATGACTGCATATCAGCCGGTTGGCTCGTATCTTACAGCAGATGCCCTTGATAATGTATCGGCAAATTGGAATGAAGTAAGCGCTAAATTAGATACTTCAGCATTCTCTGACGTCTCTGGAACGTTCTTGACAGCTCACCAAGATATTAGCAATAAGCTTGACACAACGGCATTTAGTGACGTTTCTGGTTCATTCTTAACAGCCGTTCCTGAGACATATTTGCAGAATACTGACCTTGGAATTGTAGATAATAAAGTGACTGCTATTAGCGGTATCGTATTGTCTGCTGGAACAGAACTAAATTTCGGATATATTGAGATTTAACCAACACGTAACCAAAAATTTGCTATATTTAATAGATTATGAAGTACAACAAGAAATATGATAGATGGTTTACCAAAGACGGTCTGGTATACAGATACAGTGAAGCTCAAGAAAAATTAATTCTTTGTAAGCTTCGTCATGATAACGATGGTTATCTGACATTCTCTTACAAAAATGGTAATAGATATTCGCCCATGACTGTTCACCGTGCAGTATTCGAAACTTTTGAGAACGAAATCCCAAAAGGTATGGTAATTGACCATAAAAATACTGTCAGAGATGATAACAGAATTGAGAATCTTCAATGCGTAACCTACCAACAAAATTGTAATAATCCTATAACGTTACAACGAAATAGAAATAGACCACCTCGTGGTGAATTTGGGAAAAAATTTTTAGAGAAATTTGGTATGCTCCGAAATCAAGATCCAGTATTTTATGATTGTGAAAGAGCATATTTCCAGAGACATAAAGTTTGCAGATGGGAGGCAACATGCAAGTAATTTCAGGTGTTAATAACAGTGCATTCTTTGCACAATCAGCTTATAGTGCTTCTACTGCAAGCTACGATGTAAATGGTTATCCGATAACATCATATTTACCAGAATCAGGTGTTGGCTATAATGCAGTGAACGAGGTATCTGCATTAAATGGAAGTGCAATAGCGCAATACGGGGCTGAAAAGCAATTCCTGGTTCATGACGATACGCTTTGTCATTTAAGTAACTCAGCGCAATTTGCACTTGGCGTCAACTTGAGTGCTGTTGCTCAGCTACTTGGGGAATACCCTATAAGTATTACTGAATCTGGTGCATACACACTGAATAGCACTTATGTATCAGGTACTTCATATCTGTATTGGTATTATCTTTCAAATGGAATGTGTCGAATAAAAGGACAGTTAAGACCAACGACTGCTATGCCTGCAACATGGCATGCAGTTCAAATCGCAACTAATGGAGCAAGTGCTTTATTAGACAATACGTTCATTCCAACGGTTATTGACTGGGAAGGTTGGGCTGATTATTTAAGTTGGTTTAGTGATGGCACCTTGAATTTTAATTCTCGTGAAGTATCACCAACTGCTGCTAGCAGGTTAATCTATGTTGATTATCTCGGTATTCCTAAGAGATAAGGAGGAAAGTTTAAATGAGTGAAAACATACAAAGTATAGCAAACGGAAGTTTCGTATTAGGTCAGACATCAGCCACAAATTTCGTAGCTGGTCCTGGCATCAAGATAGACGAGCCTTCCGCAGGCACAGTGAGAATTGGCACAGATGAAACGGTGCTGTGGGAAAACACTAATAATACATTTACTAAAGACTTACAATGGCCGCAAACATTGTCAGAACCAATAACAAATTTTGAGAAAGTTGCATTTTTGTATGCCGCTGATGATTATGTTGAAAATGCTGAATACCATACATTCAACGCGTATAATAATTTTAACTACAATTTAGTTGCTTGGCGATGTGACGGACCAAGCAACGACAATATATTCTGGCGTGAAGCAAAATTCAACTGTAATGGAACATCTTTAACTAATCCATATAACAGCACAATCAACTTATCTACTGCATTTGCTGGTGGTGGGTTTAATAGACAAGGTTATAACTGGTTGTTAAAAGTAGTCGGCATCAACCGCATCAGTGGTTCTAACGCATAAGGAGGTTTAACATAATGAAATACAATGCCAAATATGATAGATGGTTCTCTAAAGAAGGCTTGGTATATCGTTACGATAAAAAGCAAGATAAGCTTGTCTTATGTAATTTACACACACTGACTCATGGTTATGTAGGATTTGCTATAAGACATAACGGGCACGGTACAAGTGGGCGTGTACATAAAGCAATCTGGGAAACCTTTATGGGCGAAATTCCAGAAGGTTATGAAATAGACCACATTAACACTGATAAAACTGATAATCGCTTAGAAAACCTTAGATGTGTGACGCACAAAGAAAATATCAACAATCCTTTAACGCTTGCAAAAATGAGCAAATCTAAACAAAGATGCACTGGGTATACTTATAATAGGAAATGTGTTACGGACTTTGGAGTAAAATTTCGTGATAAATTTGGAAACTCTAAGGACAATCCTAGATTATACAATATGGAATATAACTTTTACAGAAGACACGGATATTGCCGTTGGGAGGTAGAAAATGTCTGATCCAATACAATCAATAAGTCAATCCAACTATATCTTACATAACATAGATGCCAAGAAGCTCTATGTCCAGGAACCTCTATTTACTGCCAATAGCGGCGATGCTGTCTATGTGGGCTGGAGACCTGACGAAACGGTGCTTTGGAGTGGTAATACAGGGTCAAATTCACATACTACTGCCTTTACATTATCAGAGTCCTTCAGCGCCTTCAATAAAATACGATTTGAGGGTGTTCAATACGGTGCATCTACACCAATTTATGAAATTTCTACACCTTATAATCCAAATAGTGTTGGTGTATGCTTCCAGTATTATACTTTTGAGAATGACAACAATCCCTATCAAATTAGAGGCGCAAGTTATTCAGCAACTGATGGTTTGAATTTTACTTTATATAAAGAGAAGTTCTTATATTGGTCAAATACAGGTCTATCAGCAAATGGTGGAAATAATACGCAAGGACCTAACATTCAACGCATAATTGGAGTAAATCGTAAGGAGAACGCATAATGGCAAAAGAGTTAATGGAAATTGGTGGCTTCATTACTGAAGGAGCCGAAATCGTTAATCACGACGCTTCGCTGAGCGGAAATGGAACTGTGGATAGTCCATTGGGTGTTGTGCCTGGATATAATGAAACGGTGCTGTTTACTGCAGCTCCTGGTTCACCGACTACTGGGACTGTAGTAATGTCAGAACCACCCTCTGCATTTGAACGTGTAAAAGTATTGGAAGGTCGTGGTTATGATAGTTCTATTTTTCATGAATTTTCTGGAACTCAACCAGATTGGAATATGACCTCCGTTATTATTGCTAACGATGGAACTAACTTTATCATAGATGCAGGTAAATGGACTATTTCTAATAATTCCGCAAATAAAATATCAGACCAAAGAGTAACTTGTAAGTCAACTTATGTAAAAGAAGGAGGTTCTTTTCCTAAAGGAATTTACGCAGTCATCGGCATCAATCGTATCGTCAATAACTAAGCAGGGCTATAATGGAAGACATATTGACAAACGCATTCTCTACTGGGGATTTGAAGACTATAGTCGTCGCGGCTATACTGTATCTGATAATTTACTTCCAGCGCAAAGATACGAAAGCCAAGAGGGACGATGCTCAGGAATCCATGGACACAAGAGTAAAACTGTTGGAGAGCGAAATACAGAGACTGAAAGACTTGGATTTGGACGCACGTCTGGCTTCTATTGAAACGTCGTTAAAGTATATCCAGATGTTATTGGAGGGCAAACAGAAATGATACAATCATCTTATTCATTAGCATTCAATGGGCAGGCTTTGTTAAATAATTCCAAAGAAATGCTCTGGCAAAGAAATATTTACCAGGTCACTACTTCCACTGACGGTCACGGCGCAATGACTGCTTCTCCAATGTCTGGTTTTTCTGGGACTAATGTCACGTTGAGTAACACACCAAATGCAAACTATGGTTTTTCTGGTTATTCTATTACAGGCGCAACCTTAACCGGCAATCAGTTCACTTTGAATAATGACGTGACTGCAAGAGCTGGATTTTCTGCTGTACCCTATTATACAGCAATGTATTTTAATAATGGAACACCTTTCCAGGGTGCTACTGCATTCACTGGTAGTTATTTAACTGCAGACAACAATCCAACAATAGACTATTTCCAACCAGTTACTAGAGTTACAAAGTCATATACTGTTTCTAGAAATCTTACCGGTATGCGCTGGGATGGAACTGCTGTAAACTTAGAATTTACAGGAAATATTTTTGCTTATCCATCACCGGTAAAATATAATGATTTTTATGGAATGAAAGATAAATACACAACATATAGTGAAGTTAGCGATGGTTTAAGACATAATGTAACCGCTGGTTATATGAAACTTTCAGGAACTGAATCTGCATTTATTACAGCTGTTTATATTAATGTAACAGGCGTTACTAATAATATAAACGGGAGAGTAAATAACCTTAAGATTAAATTAAATGGACAAACTTTAAACTCTACAGGGTCTATGATAAATGAAACTGGTTCAATTTATACATTAAATAATGGAAATCCTGGAAAAGTTGTTTTATCGTCACCTATTGTTATAACCGGTAATAATCAGAAATTAACATTTTATGTCACAGGAACTGCACCATCAACGGGTCACACAGTTTCTAATATAAGACCAAATTCTGCTGTATGGTATGGTTATATTAGTGGCCTACATCCTTAAATAAATAATACAGGAGTTTTAGCGATGAATTTATTAAGCGAACATAACCGTATTTTAAGAGTTGGCGAGGGCGGATCTCAGGAATATTTTGCAGGTCCGAATATTAACATTACTGACCATGTAATTTCTGGTAAGTATTGGGATAACGAAATTAACTCTGCAATTTCTTCCACTTCAGGCGACATTGTAAACGAAGCATTTAATCAGTCTACTGCTTGGACTGAAGAACAAGGGTATTTAACAGCTCATCAGGACGTTGATAACCTTCCATATGTCCAGAATTCTGCATTAGGTTATAACGGTAATCTAATTTCGTCTATTTCTGGTGACGGTTTCTTTGCCGAATCTGCAAATAATTCTTATCATGCAGACGATGCATATCATGCCGATTATGCTGACAATGCAACACATGCCGATTCTGCTGATTTCGTCGCAACCGCAAATTTCGCTAATTCTGCTTCTTCTGCTTTGAATGCCGAAGTTGCTAATGTCGCTTATACTGCATTAACAGCACAATTCCTTGACGGTGGTTGGGAACTAGATGTTGATGGTTTTATCACTGCATATAACAATTCCGCTTTTGCAGGTGCCGGTGGTGGTAGATACGAAGGTATAGAGCCAATCGTTGTCAATAACGATGAGATGAAGATTTCTGCAAAATCTGCTTTACTTGGCGTTCAGTCACCTCTTTATTTCGTTGAAGATAGCGAAACAGCTACGATTATCGGTATTTCTGGTGGTGCAGGCGGTGTCGAATATTCTGGTATTGCTCCTATTGTAGTTGATAATGAAAACCACTTAATTTCTGCACAATCTGCTAAATTGGGTGTTCAAGGTCCTTTATATTTCGTTGAAGACACTCCATCTTCTACGGTTATCGGTATTGATGATTCCGCGTTTCCAACATTCGAAACAAACTCTGAAGGAGAAGTTTCATCCATTAATGGATCTGCTATCTATGCTGCTAATGTCGTTGAATATAGCGCTGGTTCTAACATTTCTATTGTTGATCATGTTATAAGTGTTACAGGTTCTGTTCCGTCTGCTGATTCTGCTACATACGACTCCTTAGGACGTAAAATTGTTGATACATATCTAACTGCTCACCAGGAACTCCCGGACTGGACACCGACTATCCAGAACGCATCTGGTAACGCTTATAATTCAGCAGTCAACTGGGTTGTTGACCAGCATTACTTGACAGCCGTTACTGGTGATAACACTCCATACAGTGCTGGTCAAAATATAGATATAACTGACCATGTTGTAAGTGGTAAGGACTGGACTTCAGAAATTCAGGACGCCTCAGCCAATGCAGTAGCCCAGATTCCTACTGGTTTAATGTTAACTTCAGGATTGGAATATGACGGTGACAATTATATTACTGGTTATAGCGGTTCTGCTTTTGCTGGTCAAGGTGGAATTGAATATGAAGGTATCGCACCAATTATTGTAAACAATGTTGAACATAAGATTTCTGCACAGTCTGCTAAATTAGGAGTTCAGGAACCATTATACTTCGTCGAAGATTCTGAATCTGCTACAGTTATCGGTATTTCTGGATTACCAGAAGTTGAAGGAGTCATGTATGAATCTGCTTTAGGATTCTCTGACGGTTATATCACAGGTTATGACGGTTCTGCAATCTCTGCTGAAAGGACAAATTATGCTAATTCTGCAACTTCTGCAAATGGGGCTGTTTCTTCGCAAACTGCGACTATTGTAACTGGCGGTTGGGAAACTGCAAATGGAAAGATTACAGGTTATAATGGAACTGCTTTCTCTGCGGGTTCTACTTATGACGTCAAGGCTGGTTCTAATATCAATGTCACAACTGCAGGAACTACCTTTACGATTTCTGGCAAAGACTGGCAGAATACTATTACAGCTGCTTCTAGTTATGCTTATAACGAGGCTACTGCAAACGCTGCTGGTAAATATATTCCTTACACTAATATAACAACTGGTACTTCTGGAACTACTGTTTACAATGTCGCTTCCGGTATTCGCGTAACTGCTGCTTCTGGATGGGTTGAAATGTATAACCAGAATAAGGAAAATGCAAACGAAGCACATTTACAGGTTGCACAGAACTATACTGGTAATAAATCCTTCTGGGCAGAATTAGACGGTGCTGGCGGCGGCTACTTACAGATGAACTGGAATTCTGGAGCTGTTGTACCTAATGCAAATTCTAGTTATTCTGATGCAACTACCGCAAGTTTAGACATAGTAAATGGTGCTATTGTTTACCGAACTGCCGCACATAGCTTGACTGCTACAGGCGAAGGTGGTGACGGAGAAAACAAGATATGGCAAATAGGTTCTGAAAGAGTAAGATTCTGGAATCAATGGGGAACTGCTTCGTTTGGTCCACTTGGAATGGAAATCTATGATTCTGCAGGAAATAACCGTTGGTATACTACTGCTGCAGATGGTGCTACAAGATTTAGAATTCAAGGTTCTGCTCAAAATTCTGCAGGTGAAGCTATAACAGGCGTAGTCGATTTAACACCAGCTTATATCAACTTCTACGATCAATCTTGGAATGTTAGAGCTACGCTTAATTATGAAGAAATTAATGCACTTAAAGCTTTATTGAATCACGTTCAAACTGCTTCTGCTTCTTGGGTTAACCCTTCTACAGCAACAGGTTCAATCTAAATAAATAATAAGAGGTTTTAAATGGCAATTACAGGTATTTCTTCTTATGACGGTAAACAAATTATTGCAGCTGGTGCTCAGTCTGCAATAAAAGCTTATCAAGATTCTAATGGCGATGTAATTACAAGCAAATATCAGACAACCGCAGGAATGTCTGATTACGCTACTACAGCATCAGTAACTGGTAAACAAGATACCTTAACATTTGGTTATACTGATGACCAGATTTCTCAGATTAATGGTTCTGGAATTTACTCACAGGGCGGCGGCGGAGGCGGTGTTGTAACCGCAACAGGTGGAACTACAGATTATGTTCAGACAATAAACGGTAAAAATATTTCTGCAACAAATGCTGGTTCTGCTCTCAGTGCTACCGACGCATATAATTTAACAAATACAGCTATTAAGGTAGCTTCCGCAGGTTCAGCATCTACTGCCTATTATGCTACTAATGCTTATAATGGTGTTTCGTTAATTAACATTTACAATAGTGCAGTATCTGGCTATAGAGCATTTACAGCTTTAACTGGAACTTCTGGATATACTCATTATTCACAATCTAACAATGCTGGTTGGTGGTCTTCTACTGCGAATAATCCTATGCATGTTGTTATTAACACTGCAAATTGGTCTTCCGGCGGGACAGTTTCAGATGCACATTTGTTTTTAACCCAAAAAAACGCAAATGAATCAGCATTTCATATAACTCTAAGAATTGGCGGTGATTGGAAATTGAAAGGCTCTTGGACACAATATACATTCGCTACGTTGGGTGGTTCTACTTATTTTTGTGATAACGGGGTTCAAATGCAATATATTGAATGGAGTAATTCTCCAGTTATGATAGTAAAAAACGGCGGATGGAACACATTAGCAACAGCAACCGTTTTTGATGCAAAAACTGGTACAGGACAAACTGCTACATTTGTATGGGACGGAGTAGTTTCTAGAGCATAAATATAATAGTAAATTTTTATTCAAGGAGTTTTAAATGCCTGCAGCAATCTATTGATGTTTAGCATTTTGATATTCTTCCCAAGAGCTAAAGCCTTTCGCTTTAGCTCTACTTTTTCTGGTTGCTTCTACTTTTTTTCCTTTATTTGCTTTTGCCCAATTTTTTATATATGTTTTACCCTTCTCAGAAGAGGCATATTTCTTTGCTGCTTTTCTCGTTGATTCCTTATGCGATTGCTGCCATTCTTTTGAATATTCTCTATGATATTCTTCATTTGTGCTATAATCACATGCTCGTTTTCCGATTTCTAAATTCCTATCCACATTATATTCATTCTCTTTATGAGTAAACCATCTTAAATTACCTATTGAATTATCTAATTTATTTCTATTAAAATGGTCAATCTCATAATTATCTCCCGGTTTAGATGGTCCAAAATATTGCATAACTAATTGGTGAATTTTTACAGATTTTTTAATTCCATCAATGTATCTACACAATTGTTGATAACCACTACCATCGCAGGTTGGTATAAATTCTTCGCCAGTAATTCTATTAAATAAACGCCCTTCATCTGTCAAAATGTATTTTTTATCTAAAATAACTAAATTGGTCATCATATAGTTTAAAATATAGTAAATTATTTCTAATAATAAATATATTAAAGTGTAAAATTATTTAAAGGATTTATTTATGGCTGCATTACACAATAGCAACAATATTATCTTCGCAAACGGTGGTGGTAACTTCCCAGTTTCTGCATCTTTTGCCGTTGGGGGTATCGATAATTCTACAGTTTCTTCAATGACATTTCAGGTAGTTCGTCCTACACCGTCAATTACTGGTAATACTGTCATTATTAAAAACGAACAAGGTTCTAGTGGAGAATTTACTTTAATTCCAGCAATTTCAAATGTGGTCGGTTATGTCAAATATAATGGTGACAAGACAATCTCCATTACAAATCCATCTGTAGTTACTCCTGTATGTTCTGCTCATGCAATGACAACTGCAGAAACGAGTGTAACATTTAATTTGCCAGATACCTTAAAGCATTTCAGAGTTACGACGCCTTATAATTATGACGGACCGTCTTTTTATACGGCAACAATTGGTAATCGTTCATATACATTGGGGTCCGGTTGTTATGTCGACTTCACTAAAGCCTATGACGAAGAAAACGAATTAGGCTGGCATGAAGCTGGGTCAGGTTACTGGTCTTTATAAATATATCATGGCGAATGTGCCGCATAAGCACACAGGGACATGATTTATGAAGAAGATTGCAAAAACCGCATCTCCTGAGCCTAAAGAGGAAGCTCAGGAGATTTTAAATTATAAGGAAGATCTTAAAGAAATTAAAGATTTGTTAAAGGATATTTACATTCAACTTAGTAAATTAGATTTTCGAGGAGGCCTGTAATGGGATTAGGTGGCGGAGAAGTTATATTGAAAAAGAAAAGAGAGAAACAATTTAAGTTCCTCTTAGAAAATTTTACGAAACCAGTATTAGAATCTGACGGTTTCGGTGAAATTAAGTATGAAGATAATGGTTATTCACCTACTGGTATTTCTCTCGCTATCCTGAACTGCAATATGGAGAACTCGTTTCAGAAAGAGCAGATTTCACCGAATCAAATTGCAACATTTATGTCACGTATTCAAGGTTATTTACCTAAGGAACTAAGACCTTCTGACTATAGATGCAAACCTTTATTTACCAGTAACTCTTATAGTGGTAATTGTCAGTTCGCACCAGAAACTTTAGAATTATTAGACGCTATAAGAGAATGGTATCTTGAAATGAAATACAGAATTATGAATGATATAACCTTCAAGTATTATGCAGAAGGTAAAATACAGTATAACGAGATTCTAAAGAGACGTTTCAAGAACGAATATTCTGAAAAGGTAGAACAGACAGTTCAAGCTGACGTTAAGTCTGACAATTCGATTAATATTATTATAGAAGACGTTTAATGGATATTCACGTAAAACTTTTTAAACATCAGAAAGAGTTAATATGTTCTAAAGAGGACATAGTTTATCTTCGTTGTGGCAGAGGTGCGGGAAAATCATACATTGCCTCATTGATGGCAGTATTAGCTTTATTGAAAGGTCAGAGAGTTCTTTGTTTGGGTCCGTCATTTAGACAGGTAACTGAAGTATTATTCAGTGAATGTGTGGCACGACTTTATGAAATATTAAAACCTGGTGAATTCGAGATCCACAAAGTTTCTATGAAGATATGCTACAAAGACGGTGTAATTTATTTTGCGTCGTATGAAAACCTGGATAACTTAAGAGGTTTTTCAAAGATTGCATTGACCATTTGTGACGAGATTGCTTTGTCTGCTCCAGAAATCTTGAATATTGTTCCATTTTGCATGAGAGACTGTAATGTTAAGACCCGACAAATCTGGTTATCTACTCCTAGAAGCATGAACTGGGTTACAGCATTCGTAAAGGAAAATAATGTAAAGGTTATTACCGCAACGACACGAGATAACCCGAAAATCACAGAACAAGAAATCGAATTGATGCGAAAATCTTGTCTCTCCGAAGCTGCATGGCAAAGAGAATTTTTGGGTATAGAGTGTGACGATGAAAATTCAGGTGCAATTTTTACTGACTCATTACTGGAACCTGCACCTACTTCTGGAACCTGCCTCTCTATCGGTATAGATATGAGCGGTCTGGGAAGGGACTGCAACTGTATATTATTACGAAAAGGTAATCACATAGAAAAATTAGAACGCATTGGCGTAACAACAAATAAAGATATGTTTGCGTTGGTAAAGCGTTGGATTCACGAATATGGTGCTTCTAACTTCTCTGGAATTAATATTGACCAAGCATTTGGTTTAGGTCTTTATGAATTATTAATGGATTCTGAATATAAATCATTAGTAAATCTAGTACCATTCGGTGGAGCTCCAGAAGACAAGGCATACCTAAATGCAAGAGCAGAAATTTATTTGAAAGCAAAACGTTACATTATTGATCACGGTATTTCTGGATTGGATGAACAATTAAGAGAGGAATTAAAGGCTACACGATATATCATGAGTAATCATGATCGCATTCAATTAATCCCCAAGGACGATATTCGTTTAATTCTGAAACGTTCTCCTGACTCTGCAGACGCTTTTGCATTGAGCTTCTATACTGATGATCAACCTAGAGGATTATTATTGGAGAGAACAACAAGGCAATGCCAATTTATGGGATAATTGCTTTTATAAATATAACAATGGGTAATGCGAACCCTAATCGCACTTATAGGTAAAAACATGATTGATGAAGAAATGGTTAATGGTGTCGAAGATAATTTAAACGATGCTGAAAGTTTAGAAAATCAAGATACTCAGACCCCCTCCGAAACAGTAGACCCTCAGCAAGTCCCTGGAGTAGAAAACAAAGACGTCATTGAAAAGGGCAATGGTGGCAGGACTCACGAAGAAGAGATGACTTATAGTTTCCGCAAGCAATTAGGCAGGCAGAAACAGAAATACGAGGACCGTTACAGTCAGTTGCAGAATCAATATAATGAACTATTGCAACGACTCGACAAACTCGAAAATCCAAATAAGTATCAGCCTTTGAATCGTGAACAGTTCGAGACAGACGATAGCTATATTGATGCTTTAGTTCAACAGCGTTTCGATAACATGTGGAACTCTAAGTTGCAAGAAGCTCAGAAAGCATATGCTGAACAGTCTCGTAAGGATCAAGAAATTAACACATATCGTTCTCGTGCAGACGAAAATGTAAAGAAACTGTTTAAGACTCCAGAAGCCGAACAACAGTATCGTGAAACAATCGGAAAAGCACTTCAGAATGGATTAGGTGAACTCGTTGATTCTGACAAAGAAACAGCAATGTATATAATGAGAAGCGATTTAGGTCCGAAGATTCTCTATGAAATGGCAACGAAGCCAGAAATTGTAGAAGACATGTTCAACGAATCTGTTACTGACATGGATAGGCAATTCAAAATCAGAGAACTTGAGTCCAAACTTCGTAAAGAAATGGTTGCACCTGCTCCAGTAGTTGGCAAGCCAGGATTGCAGCAAGAAACAACAAGGGGCTCGATATTTGATTCGGATGATTCAGTATTAGAGTATCTCAGAACACATTAAACATTAAAGGATTATCATTATGATTAAGAATACAGGTGCTGGTAACAAGTTCAGCAATAACCACAAGACCAAGCTCATCGCTGGTGAAGTTTATGACAACCTTCCATACTTAAAGAAAGCTCATTCCTACATGTCACAGGGTGAACTTGATGGCAAGAAGTATGGCAAGACTTATTCCATTTATATTCCTGACCCGGGTCAAGTTGCCGATGGTCTCGAAGCAAATCCAGATACCATCAACGAAGTCGAAGTCGATGTTACTCTTCAGAACAAGAATACTTCTGTCGAACTCGATGCATGGAACCGTTTAACCGATATTGAATCTTTCACAAACGAAATTGCTAAGCCTCGTGGTGTTAAGCTCGCTCGTTCTGTTGAAAAGGACGCTATCGACCAGACTATCAACAAGGCATTCCAGGTTGTTACTGGTTCTGCTAACTTCAAGACCCTCACTGATATGTCTAAGGCTCTTGACGAAGTTGGTGTCGCAGGTACAAAGATTTCGTTCCTCAAGCCGACTGTTGCAGGCACCATTGCTAACGGCGGTCTCGCAAACTTCATTCCGTCTGAAATCCAGTCCAAGATTTATAAGGACGCTTATTTAGGCCAGTATGCTGGTGCTTCTGTCGTTGAAGAAAGCCTCATGCCGGTTGTAACTGTTGCTGGTGACGAAACTGCTGCTATGGCTGTTACTGCTGTTACTGCTAAGGATGGCACTGCTACCATTACTGCTGGCTACGATGTTGCATTCACTGCTGCTCCAGGCGTTCCTTTCAAGGTCAATGCTAAGTTGATTGGTGTTGACGGTATGGAAACCGACCAGGACCTCTTCATCATCGCAGACAAGAACGGTAAGGTTCCGGCTGTCCGCTTCGCTGTTGAAGGTCACAATATCAACAACGCAAACGCTTGGGTTCCGACTGGTTACACCACTGCTGCTCCAGAACTCGCTGTAGCTTCCGGTAAGTATGCTCTCGGTCAGTGCAGAACTGAAGATGCTGTTGGTTTCGATAAGTATACATTCAGCGACCTTCCGGGTTCTGAAAACGTTACTGAAACTGTCAACAACGTTTCCATCAAGATGAGCACTTACGGAAATGGCCAGAATATGACGACTCTCACAAGATTGGATCTTCCATATGCTGTTACATTGCCAGATCCTCGTAAGGCGGTCGTTGGTTGGTTCAAGATTGACTAATCTAAAGTGAAATAACAATTTAAAAAGGGTTGAGGAAGTTCCTCAGCTCTTTTTTGTTATAATAAATATATAAGATAATATTTGGAGATTTTATGTCTACAACTGTAAACACACTTATAAATGATGCTTATCAAAAATGTTCATTATGCGGCAATGGCCAATCTGTTTCCGGGACTGAAGCAATGGCTGGATTAAAAGATTTAATGTCTGTTATTGCCGAACTTTCAGCCCAGAATTTAGCTCTCTCAGATGTTGAGATTGCAGATGTCATTAGTAATGGCATTATCCGTATCATGGAAGAGTTACCTGATGGCTGGGAAGAAGTTGCAGAATTACCTGCCGCATCTAGTCAATTGGTTGGTAAGGTAAGAAAATGCGAAAATAAAGTATATGGTTGTCAGGCTATCCCGGGAACATATATCTTTGAATGGGTAGAACGTCCAGATATTAAATGGCCTGATTTAATTATTAATCCTCTTCCAGATAGAGTAACAGCATTAACCCGAAAATTGGGTGAACGTTATGTTCCGATTTATCCAGCGGAAAAGCAGGTATTGGACGCTTGTACTAAGAGAAGTTTGCCTACATTCTATATGTGCGAAACTCAGTTAGAAAAACATAAAGTTGAAAATATTGAATATAACTACGAAGTCTTTATTATAGAAACTGATAGTATTCAGACAGTAAATTATAGAATTACATATTTAAAGACAATTCCTCAGTACAAATTGAATGACAGATTATATTTCTCTGAGAAGGTTTTATCGGTTATTGAAGAGGGACTTTGCGCTAAATTATGTTTGCGCTATAAGTTAATTGATATTAAGCAGTTCTTCGATGAAGAATATGCAAATGGTTTGAGATTGTTAAAGAGAATTAACCAGGCAAATAGACCGATGACTTATAACTTTGTAGAAGGAGGTTCATATTTGGATTCTTTCTACAATGGTTATTATCCAAGATCATGGTAAGAGGTTTAAATGGCTAAGAATTTAGTATACAGTTTTGTAGGATCTACAGCTAAGACTAAAAACCCATCAATTCAAGGTGCTGCAATGTCCCGTAATATGTTTACAGGATTTAACGGTTCCAAGGATGATGCTCGTCGTTTTATGCAAAGTTGCCCAGGTATCAAGTATCTGATGTCACTCGGGACAACTGCACAAATTGACGGTATGTATGTTCCTTCTACAGGTTTAAGAGAGACGAACTATGCTCAGTCTCTTTTTGTCGCATATAACGGTAACATTTATAGAATTGACAATGGATATAATACAGAAGTAATCGGCGAATATACAGCTGGCAATAAAGTAGAATTTGCTGAATCTGCAGGTGAACGCGATATTCTATTATGGGTAGACGGTGTTGCTATTCATGGCTATGATATTAAAGACGGTGAGTCTGTTTCTATAACTTTACCTAAACGAATTACTGAAAATCTTTATATTAGACCTACTCACATCGCTGTCGTTTCTGGGTCTATCGTATTAAACGATTTAGGTTCTGGTTATGTTTATTATTCTAAGCCATATCCACTATCTCAAGAAGAACGTCAAGTATTTGATATTGTTGACGGTGAGGTGCAATATGAAGAGGATAAGATAACTGTTAAAATGAAACCAGTTAATTCTGGAGAATATTGTTTCCTAGATGACTATGGCGTCCAGATGTATTTCAATGCTGAATCTTCTTCTGACCGTGTTACTGCAATTTATTCTGTCGGTGCATTATTGACTTTATACGGCCCGACTTCTATTGAATTCTGGCAGAGAGGTGATGCTGAATCTTTTCAGACTTGGCAAAGAGTTTCTTACACAATCAACAAGGAACAAGGTCTAGAAGCTAAGTATTCATTGGCATCTGTCAATCAAACTCAGTTCTGTATCGGCACAGGTAAAGCTAATGCCAAGTGTGTTTTGATGATTGAAGGAACTAAGGTTTCTAAGATTTCTGAAGAATGGCTTGATAGAATATTAAATGCCAATGAGATTTCTAATACCCGAGCATGGACATATTCCAAGAATAATCATAACTTCTATTTGTTTACAGTTGGTAACGAAACATATTGCTATGACGTTATGACTGGTGAATGGCATATTAGAAGCTCTCGAAATTACTATACTTCCAAGAACAAGCCTTATATGCCTCTCTATGCTGTTTGGTTCAATAACAAAATTATTACAGGATGCTGCGAAAACGGTAATTTGTATATTCTGGACGATGATTATTATTGTGAAGATTTCGATGCGGAACATTCTTTACCATTATATCGTGTTAGACAGACACCTGTAATCACAGCAGATTACAAGCCATTCGTTTTATACCAGTTAAATCTAGAATGCAATGTAGGTGCCATCGAGAATTACGGTAAACTTTCTAAAGCATTACTTCAAGTATCTCAAGACGGTGGCATGACTTTTGGTAACGTAATCGAAGGTTCATTGGGTGAACGCGGTCAGTATTCCACAAGACTCTCATGGTTGAATTTGGGTAGAATGAGACAGGCCGTATTAAAGGTTATGTTCTCTGAAAATTCAGACTTCGTAATCTCGGATGCTTCTTTGAGATTTGATATTTTGAACACTCCAATTTAAGGTAATATATGAATTTAAACCAGGGGTCATCAGTAAATGATATTTTGCAAGGATTGGCAGGAACATGGAATGTTTCTGTAGACAACGGATGGAAATGTATTGAACAAGGACATCTAACTTTGTATAAGAAATTATGCAAAGAGGGAAAGAATGTCCTTCCTCAAACGTTCATGAATAATAGAACTGAAGTAGTTCCATATATGGCGTTTACTAAAGACGGTATTTCTGGAGGAGTAATTAACCTTCAACAACAATTTATAGAGCTCGAATCGAACGCTCTAGTTATCATAATAAATATGTAAGGAGACTTGTATGGCAGTAGGTGATACAAAAGAAACATTGAGTCAGATTTTCGATCCGGGCGATATTTTTGGAGTTCGTGGTGGTAGAAATCTCTCGAGAGCAAATGCAACATTAGATGAAGCAGCAAAAGCAGCTGAAGATGCAGCATCTAGGAATAATTCATTATATCAGCAATACCTCAATAAGGTAAATGCTAATTATGGGAATCAGGCTGGACAGTATGATCAGAGAGTTCAAGATTTAGAAAATCTTACTCCATATGATGCTGGTCAATCCGGTTATGACAAGTCTATTGAAGATTTCTATTCCAAGGCGGCAAATCAGAGAGTTAACAAGGCTACTAATGCTATTACGAATTCTATGGCTAATGCTGGTAATATGTTTAGTTCTGATTATACTGACGCTCTTGCAGCTAAGCAACAGGCTTTGGCTTCTGAAGAATGGGATAAAAGTTTCGACCGTTATCAGCAAGATAGAGCTAGAGCATTGCAGGAATTTTCCACTAATGCTAATTTGGGCCAACAGACATATTCAAATATCTACAATAAGAATAAAGACTTATTGGGATTATCTCAGAATGCATTGGATAATACTACTAATGCCTTTGGTTCCTATGTTCAAGGCCTTGCAAATAATAACAGTATGCTTGCACAAAACCAAGCAAATATTGCTATGCAAAAAGCCGCTAACCAAATGCAGAACAACAAGTCTTTGTTGGGGAAAATCTTCGGCTAAGGAAAATTCAGAGTTTACAAATGATGTAAAATTTGCTATATTTGGTAATATATGATTAATACAGTAGAAGCTTATTTAAGACGTATTTGTAAAGACGATGTTAGTCTCATTGAAAACTATGAAAAAGCGATCAATGATACCGAACATATGTGGATTTTACATCATAGAGATGAAGTTAAGACTTTACCATCTGGTATAACGGTATATCGTTCTGTTGCAGAATTGAAAGAAAGCGGTCGTTACTGGCATTGCCCAGCAAATGAACTAATCTTTATGACACGCGAAGAACACTATACATTGCATAATGCAAATCCTGAATATCGCAAGAAACTCAGCATTGCAAACAAGGGTCTTAAAACGCAATTAGGTAAAACACCTTGGAATAAGGGTATGTCTGGCGCGGAATATACTTCTCATTACAAGAACGGTGTAAGAAATTCAAATCGCGCGAAATAAGTAGAGGTAAAAAATGTTTCCTTTAATTCTAGCAGCAATTTCAGCCGCACAGAAAAAAGCACAGTCTGAAAATCAGGATCTTCAAAACCAGGCTAATGCATTGAGACAGAATCAACTTCAGATTGGTCAGCAGCAGCCTAATTTACAGTTGCCATCAATCAATTCTGTTTTCGGTAATTACTAAGGAGTAGTTAATGGCTTCGACTGCACAAGTATTCGGGCCAATGGCTCCTATTAATGACGTATTACCAAATAATGCGCCAGGTGGTTTCACGTATGATGTAATTTACGTTCCAGGCGCTGTTCAAAACAATGCTCTCCGCAATCGTTCAGAACAGGACGCTGCATTAGCTCAAACTCAACAGGAACACAATGATGCATTAAACGCTTATTTGGCTGCAATGCAATACCCGCCAGCTGTAAGAAAGATGATGGGCGAACAGATTGAAAGGAATTTAGCTAAATGGAATCCTGCAAAAGACAAAACGCCTAGAAGACCACTAACTCCGTCATCATCTGTAATCTCAGAAATCAAAATCAATCCAGACAACACTATTGGTATTAAGTATGGCAATTCTAAGAGTTATACTTTCCGCGGAGGCAATACTGTTCAGGAAGCTGCACAAGAAGTGTTAAAGTTAATTAATTCCGGCTCTTTAGGTAGGGAACTTTCAAAGAACGGTTCATGGATGCGTTCACACCGCATATAATAAATAATAAGAGGTTTATAATGGCATTAAATACACCACAATTTGGAATTCCCACATCATTGGTCTTTGCTCCTAGAGACTTTTCTCAGCAAATGGCGGCAAATCAGGCTTCTGATACACAAGGACTTCAGAATTTATTTAAGTTTGGCACACAGGTCTATGACGCTATTAAGAATCGTCAAATTGCCAATGAAATGGATAAGGAGAATCCAGACTATAAGAAGATTGATTCTCTTGCTGCAGAACGTATTAATAATCCAGATACTTCGTTCAGTAACTGGAGATGGAAAGCAGGTCAGGAACAGGCGGCTGAATTCCGTAAACAGGACTTGGAACGTATCGAGAAAGAAAAGGAGAAGACTAAGGAAGATCAGAAGCAATTTATTAGAAATAAAATTTCAGCAACATTACCTACAATGTCTATTGGTTGGAAGACAAGTCCAGAACAGATTCAGCAATTTAAGAATACTTTAGCTGGTCTTAAGACAGAAGCCATGAACAATAATTTGTCTGATGAATATAACAATATTCTTGAAGCTGAAGCACAGCTTAATGGACAGTTACCGCAGCAAAGGGCACAGATGGCTATGGATGCTATGACCAATGCAACGAACTTGTTTAATGTAACAAAGGACGAGGGAGGTTTTGGCAAGGATCCTAGGGCATATCATGATTATTTGTTACAACAATATACTCAGATTACAAGGGATTTCCCTGAAGCTAAATACGATCCAGCATTCAATAAAGCATTTAGCGATGCGGATAAATTGCATAGAAAGACAGTCAAAACTAAAAAGGTCAGACCTTCTGGGAGAAGTTAATAATGTCAAGTACAATAGAACAAATTGATAATTACTTGAGAAAGAATAAGAAGTCATTATATACCAACCTTAACAAATGGTATGGCGAAAAGAAATCTAATGGTTCCTTTGTTCTTGACGACGATGCAAAAAATCTTAAGCGTCTTTGGGAAGACGCTCAGAATGCTAAAGGAATCAATAATAAGATTACCACATTTAACGCATTGAAAGAAGAACTTGCACACTGGACTAATCCTGAAGAACTTGCCAAACAGGAAGCTGAATTGGAAGGTTATGGTCTCGACAACTGGCCTGAATTTGCAGATAGTCAGGAATTAGACAAGCTTAGATTCTTTGATCAGCTTTCTATTACCCCTGAAACAAATAAACTTGATGACCTTAACGTTGATGAAATTTATTCCCAGGGTTATGACTATGAACAAATGAAGGCTTTAGCTGACCAGTACGGTTATGACTATACTGACAAATCTGATAGAAAGGAATTTCTTGATAAGGTTTACGAATATCATAAAGCTAAAAATGTAGAAGACGCGTTTAAGGCAAATGATCTAGCTGGTACTGCTGTAGATTTCATGTTACCTGTTTCTAAGGAATATGCACGTCAGAATTATCAAAATATTGATGATATAGGCGATATGGCATTACCATTGGCAGCTGACGTTGGTATTAATGCAGCTATGCTTGGTGCTGGCGGTTCTATAGCTGGTACACCAATCAAAAATGTTGCAGCAAAGGAATTCGTTAAGAATGCTGTTAATAATACTGCAGCACCGGTTATTAAAGGGGTAGCAAATGGTTTATTAAATAAAGAAGATTCTGAAGATATAGCTAAAGATATTGTTGGTGAAGTTTCTACCAATATTGCAACGCCGTTCTTATTGAAAGGTGGTTATCGTTGGGCTACTCGTCCATTCCAGGGGGGTGCTAAGGGCCAAGCTGCTAAAGATTTCATTAACCAAAAGGCTAATGCTGCTCGTGACGTTCAAAGAAAATTAAAGAACGGCGGCGTATGGCAGGAATTTGAAATGACTGGTCCTGATGAAATTGAGAAAGTTACATATAAGACTATTCGTAAGGAAAATGGAAGATATGTAATTAAAGAAATATCACCTGAAGAATATGCTCGTAATAACAACAAGATAACATTAAAAGAGTTAAATGCCTTTGGTGAAGACTCTAAACTTTTACGTGGTAAAAAGACTAATGCTGAAGAAGCTGTAGCTGCAGAATATGCACCGTCTATTGAACCAGCTGGTGAATATCTCACGGAAAAGAAAATGAGAACTGCATCTTTACAAGGTACTGATCCAATGTCTACCTTAACATCTGATGAACTTGAAGTTATGGGCGCAAAACCTAAAGAATCTCTTTGGAATTGGGCAAAAGGTAATATTGGAGAAGCTCCAGGTACATACTTAGCTAACGCACAGGGTAGAAGCCAATATGGTAATAGAATGTTAGGTGGTATTAGTTCTATTGTTCCTAATAGCTTTGTATCAGAAGAAACATTCGAGAAGAAGCCAAAACTTTCAAATAAGGATTTAGCTGAACTTGAATTCTTAAAGAGAATGGCAGAACTTAATAAGAAACAAGGTTTTGACAAATATATTGAAAAACCTAAGTTACCTGAAAAGTTTAAAAAATACAAGGATGATCCTAGAATAATTGAAATATTTGGAGTTCAAGAGGATTAAAAAGGAGAGTAACTATGTGTGGAGATAAAAAGAAACCGCCTAAAATTAAAGATGTATTTGGTGAAAAGAAATAACTAAATATCCCAAACTTTCAATTTAATCTGGCCTTGATGTTCCATCATGCGCCAGGTTTTTGTATTATCACTTTTGAGTGATTTAGTTATTTGTTTAAATTCTTCCTTAGTTACAAGTTTACCATCAAATGCGTCAAATTTAATTTTAAACTTTGCATTATCTTCTGCTAACTTAGCTTGTACAAATGCATAACATTCTGCATGTGTACCTTCCATTAAGTGCTTGTCAGTTTTACGGTTTGTAGCAACCCAGCACTTATCAATGCCATTCATTTTATCATTCCATGTTTGACCGATAATAAGTCTCATATTTACCTCATTTGTTATTTGTTGATATATCAAATATAATAAAAAGTGACTGAATCGTAAGTAAATTATGCCAAAAACTTTTGATTCAGTCACCTTTTATTTTAATGAGGAATCACATATTTTAAATCTCTTTGTACAAAAGTCTTAAAATTTCATTACATAACTCTGTAATAGTTGAATCTGTTTTTTGTATAGTAATAATTGGATGTTCTACATAATATCTATCTAAATCAGGAATAATAATAACCTTATGGTTAATGGTTATTTCTAAATCATTCTTATAAAGACGTAATTTAGCATTTCCGAATTTCTTGAAAGTTGTAGTAAAGTATTGATCACAATACACACCATTACAGTTTACTCTCTTAGTTGCTAAGAAATATTTAGACGGATAGGTTGTATGTGCCATCAATGTTCCATATTTAATAGCTTCACGCAGATAACCAAATACACTATTAGATTTGGATGTTGTAGATTTAATAGACATTATGCTGCCTCCTTAATAAGGTTAATCATTTCATTGCGAGTGCATCCCTTAAATTGTGCAAACTTAGCATTAAGAGCATCAAGAAAGTCACAAGCGTCTTTCTTAGAATCAAATGTCTTCATCTTGCCATAAGGGAAGAAGACAGTCTTATTGCTAATAGAATACTCAATATTAAGGTTGCCAAGAGAAAGGTGGATGTATTTGTTTTTGTAATATTCAATCTTCATGACTATAATATAGAAAAAGTCCCAAGGTTTGTTAACCCTAGGACCTAAATAATTTTTGATTCAGTTAACCTTCGTCCAATTCAGCTCTCCATGCATCAGGATCCTTGAATTCGAACATTTCATATACATGTTTCTTTTCTATATCGTTAAGCGGTAACGTGCTCATGTCAGGAAACATAATTGCTGCTTTTTCTTCAGGAGTCATTATCGCCCATTCAAGTTCTAGTCTGTTCATTATATCAACCTCGTATTAGGTGTGCTACAAGCTGTCAACCATTTATTCAAATGATCCTCAGATTCTAACCATTCACCGTTTTTGTTAATAAAATCATATTGCCATTCTACAATTTCTTTCCAATGTGTTTTAATATTATTAAAGATTGTTTCTAACTGTTCTTTAGTTGGATTGTCAGGAACTTTACATAATGGGTGAATGCAGCTATATGGAGATTCTTCGAAATCACTGCCCATCAATATAGCACCAGATGCACAACATTCGGTAAACTTTAATTTACTTTTGCAACGGTTAAAGATATTATTCTTTAATGGTGCAATAACAATGTCTGGTCTAATTCTGTTATATTCACCGATATACAAGTCTGTAGATTGCCATGGGTGCAATTGGATTTTATCTCTGATACAGTCTAGGAAATAAGGAACATCAGCAAAGTAATGAAGATCCATCTTATCAACATTTGCAATTAACCACTCTGGCCATTCACCAACATAGTCACCTCTTAACCCAGTTACTCCTACAGGAAACTGTTGATTCATTGGTTGTGGAGGTCTTACATGTTGCATTGCGGATGCACTCAATACTAATGGCTTATCTCTGAAGAATGTCTTTCTTTCTCTTGACCACAAAGAACGTTCGCAAACATTAGGAATAACAACAGTATTCCAATACTGAAATTTTTCATGTAATATAGTAGCCAAATAGTCAGTTGCTAAAATCATTCTGTCGATGTATTGCAAATTTTCAGCTACAATTTTATCAATGATATTCCAGTCTCTTGGATTCAAAGAACTCATGTTGTAGTCAGGGATATTTTCGCCTTTGTATGTAGTGAAATTATCATCGCATTCTCCGATTATAGAGTAACCCATCTTCGGCTGAAGCTCTTTGTAATTCTTTAACCATGGCATTGGTCCAAACGGTCTCTGTACAAATATACATCTGCAACGACTAAGGATGTTTGTGTCAAAAATTGGTTCAGGTGTCATAATGATTTTAACACCAAATCGCTGCCAATTCTGATTGATGTAATTTACATTCTGTTGAACTCTCAATACACCACAACCGCCCGCGGTCCATTCGGGTGAAATACATAAAATTAAATCTTTATTCATTACCATGCTCCTTCTGTTTTAATAATAGCGGCTGGATAAATCGGAATTTTTTGTGAACATAAACCAAAATATGTAGTTGCCAATCTTTCAGCTAAAAATGATTCAATCCTTGCCTGATACTCTACTTTATTGTCTTTTCCTTCTCCAGTATACTTATCGGCATGACGTTCGATATAATCGATTCTTTGTTCAAACGTTTCAGTACCTAACTTCTTATGGAAATTAATTAATACCTTATATAAGAAGTTCCAGTAATCCTTAAATTGTCCAACCGTCATAACTGCAATTATATAAGGAACAAACACATTTCCATTCATCGTTCCTTCAAACACTGGAACTAAATGCGGGAATTCCTGTTTTAAAGCCTCACCACACAATTTCAAATCTTCAATATTGTGTGCCGCTGCATATTGCATAGCCAATGTTGTCTGAAATCTTACTGGTTGCGGGACATAAAAGCGGTTAATACAGTCAGGGTCAATTCTGCGTCTATAATGACTTAATGAAATAAATTCATTATCTTCATAAGCATTCATCCCGTTTTCTGCTTTTTCATTTATGAGTTTATTGTATATTAGCTGCATACCAGCCAACTCTGACCAAATTCTATGATCCAACTCTTTATTGTCCCTGTTGTCGATTATCTCAAATCCCTCAACAGGCTCCATATCTTTATGTGTTAGAATATATTTGTGCATCTGTTTCCTCTTCCATTTTTAACTGCATAGCCTGTTCTACTCTCTGTCGCCATTCATCATGTCCGTTACGAATATGTTTATCCCTTAGGGCAATCAATTCGTCCATTGAACGTTGTTTAAGTTTCTGTATATGAGTGTAAGCCTTCCAAGCTGCATATTTATCTGGACGTTTATAATAAATCCTTTTATATTCTCTCTGGTAATCTCGATATGCCTCGTCTGAAGCCATCTGTTCGATATTGACAAGATTCTCGCCATTTTCGCGGCTTAGTCTTCTTGTCTCCCTTACCCTCCGTTTTGTGCTATGACGTTTCCATGCTGCCTTCATTTTTTCAGATTGCGCGGCACGTTGCTCGTCTGTCCATGTTCTATTTGCCATATTAATAACTCAATTTATAAATTAATTTATATTATATATGATAAAATATAGTAAAAAATTATTTACTTTTGCTTACTATTTAATTTTTCCATCTTTTTTAGTATCTTTATAAGGTTCAATACTCGTTTTCTCCATTCTCTAGGTTTAGATTTGAGGAAGAAGAAATGCACTGTATCATGTGATTCTTTGTTGAGAATCACGAAATTCTCGTCATTTAATTCCGTATATCTCTCATAGTCCAACAAACAGTGATGACAGTTGGCTGTAATTGTTAAAGGATTTCCAGTAATTGCATCCTTCTTCTGCTTCTCAATTAGCTTGCGTCTAAATTCTTTCCATTGTTTAGTATTTCTAAATCTCTGTCTCTCTTTCGTATCCATCTTCATCTACTCCATACATTAATGCTATACACTGGTCCGAAATGTCATTCCATGGTTGTCTGCACCACCTAGAATCATTATCTTGTCCCATATGCAGCTTAATCGCATTGTTTATTATCTGCGTCGTATACGCAAATGCTGAACTTTCTATATCCTCCCTGTAACGATTGATGTATTGTGTAACTGCCAGCATGCAATCTTGCAATAAATCTTCCTTCTCGTCGACCGGTATTCCAGAGAAACATGCTATTCTACCCTGAGCTATCTTGTAAATCGCTTTAAAGAGCTCGTTAGAGACCATTTCGAATCGGGGCGTATGTTTCCTAGGCTGAACATACTTTTGACGTCTGAGGGCTATCCATGTGCGAACAGACTCGTATTTGCCCTTTGTTCGCATTGTCTTCTCAAATTTATCAAGCCATTCGCCATTATCGTTAGGATTTATGTCATTATATTCAATAATTAGTTCACGTAATCGTGCATTCGATACGTAATCTGTTGCTTTCGGTTTTCTTCCCATATTATACCTCGTATCTGAAAATATAGCAAATTATTGGAAGTATGTAAAAATATTTTTACAAAATCTGATATTTACTGTTTATCTAATTATTAGTATATTAGAGATTAATAATTTATTAAAGGAAAATTATGGATTATGAAGAAATTCACAAATATTTAAACGAACATTCGCCAGTAGGTATGAAATTTAGTTATCCAGATGATAGAGATTATTGGTGTGCAGAATATAATGGTAGGGCTGGATGGGTTTACATACCGCAGGATATAACTATAGAAATATTAGACGATACTATCAAAAACAGTTTAGAATATTTCGATATAGATATTGTGCCACCTGTTGCTGGTGTAAATGTATCTTAGTGTAGCTTAAGACTAAGCTACAAATTTGAATGAAAAAGTATAAAAACTATTTGTTTTTTATACTTTTTTATTATTTGTAGCTTTGTAGCTTTGTAGCTTAGTAAAATAGAATATTAATACATATATACAATTAGAAAAATTTATTTATGTACGTATATAAGAAGTTAGTCGCCCGGGGTTAGCTACAAAGCTACAACTCCTAAAAGCATCGTTTTTGAGCAAAAAAGGCCAATTTCGTGTAGCTTACCAAATAGGCCTATTCTTAGCTACGGGGTCTGCTACAAAAATATTTTTACATAGGGGTTGACAAGTTAGCGAAAATTTGCTATATTATCAACATAAATAATTATGAGCACGGTATTTAGGTTTCCTCTACTCTCAGTCTAACGTGCAGAACACAAATTTCATATATAAAAATATCCTATATAGTAATGAAATGTCTTTGTGGTGAGTAGAGGCGCCACAAGGACATTTTTTATATGACTGAATTAAAATTATATAGTACAGATAATGTAGATACTTTAAAAGTAATACTCGATGAAGCAAATGCAGTAAAATTAGATCCAGAATTATTTGATAGTTTTATTGAAAATTGCAAGATATTATTCTTTAGAGCAGAAGATAAGAAGAAAGAAAATCCTATGACATTGGAAATGTTAATTCCGATGATTAAAAGTGTTATAGGAAGAAAAGTCAATATTGATGACATTATCTTATTATTTGAAAGTCTAATTAATGATAAAAATGAATATAAAATAAAGAAACAACAAGAGGGTAGAATTAAAAGATTATCTGGCCCAAAGTATACAAGAGAAGAACTTGAAGTAACTTATAAGGAAGTAGAGCTTAAGGACGAACTTTTCAAAATCAATTCCAAGGATTTGAACTTGTTCAGTAACTTCAAGTTGTGTGGTGATCAGCTTGTACTCGAGGAATCTGGAGACTGTGAACTGTTGACTGAAGATATGCGAGGTGTTGTCACAATCGATAATTGTCATTGGATTAAGCCAACAGGTATAGCATATAGAGTAAAAAGAAATTTCATGGAGAAGATTTCAATTTATTATAGAAAATTTATGGAATTTCTTGATGGATTGGATATTGATAATATAGAAATCGATTTAGAAAATGGAGTTATAGAAACTCCAATAGAAGATTTTATTCAGAATGAATTACCGACCGCATTTGTAACATTATATAAAGTTAGAGCAGTATATGAAACATGGACAGATGATAAAGGTAAGACGCATAAGAAATTAAGAAATTTCGATTTAAAGCGAAATAATAGAATTGAACAATTTGATGATATATTCCAATATGTATTGGAAAATTGGAAAAAATATAAGTCAATGATTTATGGTCAAACTGAATTTCTCGCATGGTCTAATAATCCAACAGATACAGCAGTTTCTCATTGGATTCCAGAAGAAGTAAAAAGTATGCCTGAGCCATGGAAAGTATTTCTTAAAGAGAAAATGCCAGAGGTTCATTTTCAAATGCGATTGATAACATTCTTAGGAATGTGCATAGATGCAAATAATTCAACACAACAATATTTGATTATTTCTGACCAAGGTGGTACAGGTAAAGGTGTCATGATGAGAGCATTAGAACATGCGTTACCAAAAAATGCTATTTCTCCAATTGACCAGGGTGTATTATCTGACAGTAATGAATTTGGATTGGCTGGATTAAAGGTATGGAATTCGCATATTTCTATCATGGAAGAATATTCTAATAATTCTTTAAGTTCTGATAAAGCAAAGAAATTCATTGCAAATAATACTATGTCTCTGAATGTAAAAGGAAAAAGTCATGTCAAATGGAATCCAGTAAACCACAAGTTAATTGTATTCAGTAATAAGAAAGCGACTATTAAAGAATATGCAAACAGAAGAAGAGCAATTCCATTAACATTTGTTGGTCAATATCAGTGGACTGAAGAAAAACAAGAAGCATTAAATAGCACTGCAAAGGATTTCCTTAATTATTGCTATACCATCTATAAAAAGAATCCATTATTTGTTAACAATAAGTATTTGGTAATGTCATTAGAAGATGAAGAACAATATCTAAAAGATAAATCTAAATTTGTTGATGTCTCTGATGATATTATTACTAAGAGAGCATTCAATGAAGAATTATTAAGAGATTACTTCAACACGGATGAATATACAGATACTGAAGATTATATAGATTATGAAAACTTTTATAACCAATTTCTTGTACCTGCTGAAATCAAAGATGGTATTTCAGCGAAAGAAATGCGCCATAAGATTGAAGAAGTATTATTGGACGATAAGAATAGAGACTATAGAGATGCTTTCGCATTTAGATATGTTCGAACTGGAAGTGAAGTTGTAGGTGAAATAAATACAAAAGACCAAAATTGGTGGAAGTGGACACAGTTCTTAGCTAATATCAAAAATATAAAATATAAAGATATTAGACGCGACGGATTTGTAGTAAAAGCTTATCCATTACAATTCAGAATACCAGAAACAGAAAAAGATAACAAAATTAATGATTTTACATTCTAATGATATATTACGCAACAAAAACACAAGTTACAAATAAACCTTTATCACAATGTGAATATGAAGTCTTGAATGAACTAAAGTCAGCTTATCGCAGTGACGATAACTGCCTTTATCATACAAGATTTCTATTCGAATCCGATAGTTTACCATTAGCAGAACAGATAGAATTAGCTAGGAAACATAGAGACAATATAATGAGAGTTACATTCTCAGGAAAGAAATCTATTCATGTTATTGTTGAGTTTCCGTCTAAGGATGAAAAGTTCTGTAGTGAATACTACAAATTGATTTGGCAATATTTCAACAGGGAATGGTTTGGTGGTAATTGCGATAGAGCATGTGCCAACCCGTCTCGTTTGACTAGAAGACCAGATGTAATTCGTAAGGACACCGGTAAAGAACAGAAATTGTTATTTAACGGTGGAAATCAAATAGACGAGAGTGTATTTGAGGATTGCTATAATCAAGTATTACTGGAGTCTGCAACTAGAGAAAAGTGGTCTGAGCTTACCAGAAGGTACCGCAATTATATGGGAACTAATAATTCTGTAGATTGTAGTAAATGGGATGTTGTCAAGAGATATTTGGAAACGCCGTTTCCTTATATGACTGGCAACGGTAATAGTTCATCATGGTTATATGCCGCTTTGCAAACATGTAAGCAGTATAATGATGAACGGACATTACAAATGGTAATCGATAAGGCCAAATCTGAAAATTGGACTGAAAGAGAAATCCAACATAAATTAAAATAATCATTTATAGTAAAATTATTTGCTATATTTGTAATATAACAATAACAAACAATTCATTAAAGGAAAATAATTATGATTAATTACAATGAACTTTACACACAGAAGACTAATGACGCATTTGATAATATTGAAAAGGCAGGCATTTATAAGGGTCGATTGATTGCTGTAAAGATTTCTAAGCAGTCACAGCAATTTGTTGAAGAAGGTAAGGAACCAAAGAATTTAGTTTCATTCCTTTGGGACTGTAAGAACAAGGCTGGAAAGAGTGTTCATGTTTCCACTAAGCCATGCACAATTTCGTTTACAGATAAGTCTACACTTCCGAAGATTTGGGAAAATGTAGGTGCCGCTGATTCTCTCGATAATTATTTGAAGATTGTTTATGACAAGAATAATAACGTAAAGGACATTTTTGCAACATTGGACATTAAGGTCGATGTTAAGGAAAACGGTAGTTTTGCAACTGTTACAAAAGTTTTGGAATTAGAAGAACCTATTAAGGATTTCGGAATTACAAAAGTAACGGATTATGATAAAAAGGTCTACGGCGTTGAAGCTATCGATATTGACATTAATCCTGTTTATAGTGGTAAGGAAGGTCAGGTTGTCGAAGCTGAGAATGAAGATGAACTTTTTGCACGATTGGCAAATGCATAAATAAATAAATCCTACTACTGGCTGATTTCATATTTCACATTATATTCACGTTCACTAATCCAGTAGTAGGATTTAATTGGTTGTTTCCTCATATTTTATCCTTTTGTTATTTCTCCGGGAAGCAACCAATTAAATCCTTATTATTCATCAGACTGTCAGGGCAACTTGACAGTCTTTTACGTTATAATAAATATATTAACCACAGTGTTAATCACATAATATATGGTAGTTATATGGAAATGATTGAAAACAATGACGTAATTAAATCCTTTAGGGATTTCCAGAAAAAGTCACGTAAGCATTATAAGAAGTTACTTGACCGAATTAAAAACGATAAGAAATATCTTAATGACAATGAATGGGACAAAGAAGATATAGAGATTCTAGGATCAGACCGTTCCAGAAATAAATTGAATGTTGTTAAGAATGCTGTAAGAACAATTGTTAACACATATCGTCAGGCACCATACAAATGGAAAGTAATCGACAATATGTTACAGGCGGATTCGCAGGCATTTAATGCAGTTTCTGATAAATTCCTTTCACAACCGGATAATATAACTGCCACATTGCAGGCTTTGGAAAATGCCGTAAGTTTCGGTTTGGGCGTTCTAGTTATTTCAAATGATACAGATGTCATGGGAAATGTAGAGCCCGTTTTATATTCTATTAGGGATTTGGACCAGGTTTATTTGGATGCTGACATTTCTAAGTTGAACGGTTCTGATGCAGAAGAGGCAGCAATTGTAGAATTAAAGAATAAGAATTTTATTCAGAGAACATATGGAATCGATATTACCACGATGGACAGACCAATGGTAGATATTGACGAAGAATACGACAGAAAGGAATATGCTCCTGTTGTCACTTATTATAAAAAGGCTAACGAAGGTGTTTCAGTATACAAACTTGTCGGTAACGATGTAATCGAGACGATTCAGTTGCCTTTGACTTATATTCCGGTTGTTCCAGTATTTGGCGAGACTGTTTATGACGATGATGAATTTTCATATACAGGTGTCGTTTCGCAAATGAAGCCGATTCAGAAATTGATTAACTATGCATATTCTAATATTTTAGTTAGATTGGCTTCATCTCCAAAGAACACATGGCTTGCAGATTCTGAAGCTATCGAAGGAATGGAGAAATATTATAAGGATTCCAACAAGACATTAAATCCACTTTTAATCCATAATTCCTGGAGCCCAGATGGTAAGAGAGAATTACCAAAACCTGAAAGAATTAATAATGAAATTCAGTTAGGCGATGTTGGTGAAATGTTCTCGCAATCACTGCAAATGGTCAATAGCATTATCGGTATTCCAGCTGTTGGTTTGGAGACTGAGACAGAAAAAACAGCTACTGAAGTATTGACCGCCGAAAAGGTATTTAATAACAATGTAAGAGCTTACATGTATAATTTGAGGGCTTCACTTCAGGTTGTCGGATTGAGCTTTATTGAATTATTGAGTCAGACTAGCATGTATGGTCAGGTTAAAATCGAGATTATTCAGGGACCTGATGAGGGCTTGAAGAAACAGGAAGCAAGAGTTGTATTGCAATCCATGCAGCCTTTGTTAACAGAACCACAGGACCAGCGCAAACTTTTAATTGCAATGTGCAATGTTGAAAGCGATAATGAATACATTACTCAATTTGGTATGTCGCTACAGCCAATGCCGACTGCCCAGGAAATGCAGGACCAGGAGCTAATTAATCAGGCTAATTCTGAAATTAAACAGAGGGATATGCAGATTGCTCAGCTCTCTAAGGAACTCGAGGACACCAAGAGACAATTGGAACTCAAGAGCTATAGCCTTGAACGCGAATTGACCTTAGAAGAATATAAGCATCGCAACTCTTTGGAACAGATGATTCTCCAGCACAAACTCGACGGTCAGTTAACTGATAAAGATTTGGCAGATATGGCCAAAGAGCAGGAAAAGGGAAAAGTCGAAATTGAGCGTGAAGGAATGAAACTTGAAGCTCAGGCCATGAAGAATCAGGCAGACGCAGTAAAGGCAGAGAACGAGATAAAGGTTTCAGACGCCAAGACTAGACAAGCTTTGGCCAAGGCACAGGAAACCACTGCAAAGATTGTTAAGGAGGCTAAATAATGCAGAGAATTCCTATTATTGATCAGGAAGAATTATTCCTTGATTTAAATCAGGATGCATTGGTAAACGGTAAAGTGGAGATATTGGATCCAATATCCAATAATCCATTGGATGTTTGGACATATACTGATGCAGAATATACGATTGCGACTAACCCAGTTCGCTTGAGTATTGAAGGTCGCGCTATGCAAACAATCTTTAGCGATAGACTTTCGTATATAAGAGTTTACAAATCTTTGGGTATTGACGAGCATAATCAAGAAATCTTTGAATTTGTTCGTGATTACCTTGCGGGATTTGATGAAAATTCAGAATCCAGAGAATACATTATCGGCATGGAGGCATTGAAGGACTTAGACCCTACCATAAATTCTGCGGTTAATGTTATTGGTTATTATGAATTAGGTGACTGCGATACTAGACAGTATGTTTGGGACCCGAATTCCCAATTGGACCCAGATGGTGGTTATGTAGTAGCTTCTAATGTTTCTGCAACGGGTCGTTGGATAATGCAGTTTAATGGTGAGTATTTACCATCGTCATATTACGGTGTATGGCCAGGAAAGACCGCAAACATTAATGCTCTATTATCATATGTCGAAATAATTAATGGTAAAAAGACCGCTCCAGGTGTCTGGTTTGTTCCTGGTAACTATGACGTAACCACTAATTTACAGACTACCAAACGTTTACTTTTAGATGCAGATACTACATTTGCATGTCAGTATTTCTATTGCGGTAATCTTAAGGTTGTTGGAGAACCTCAGAGTGCAATCTGTGATTTCGACTTCTATGACCCAGAACAGGAAGCTCATTCTAGCTGGTTTAAAACCATGGCTGGTTATCTTACTTGTGGTGCTAAGAAATATATTTTCGATGCTAAGGACAACTTTGTAAACCATACTTTACAGAACACAAACTATGTTTTGCAGAACAAGATTATCGAAGGTCAGACTAGATTGCCAGTAACCTATAATGGTGACAATTGTCGTATTACTTTCAATAACTGTGTAATCAATGCTGAACGTATCTTTAATTCTACAGACAAACTTGGCTTTGCATACACTGAAATCCATGATCATTGGTGGAATAATCCAGCTAATATCGATTTCTACAACATTGTTGTAGCTCGTTCTATTTCTATCAATAGCCTCGTAATCGACAACTTTACGAACATGACAGCTTATGTGAATGCATTGGGTGCTGACGGTCAACAGGTAATTGATTTGGCAGGTAGATCGATTTATAACCTTGATTTACCGTTAAGTGTTGTTGAGTTAAGAAATGTTCACGTAACAAATAATGCTAATATTGCTGCAAATGGTCGTAATATAACAATCAGAAACTGCCAGTTAGACAATGCAATCATTACTTGTAACCAGTTGTCTGTTTACGATTCCAGAATTTACTTCAATATGGAACCGTCTGTTAATGCTGCATGGTTCAACGATTCTGAAATTCGTGCAGGTTCCGATTTTGTCAATAAAGCCGCACAATATATTTGTGAAGACTGTACTGTAGGAATCAATTTCAAGAGAGTAACCGATAATACTAGCCGTGACGGATATTTGGGATTTACCAGATGTGCATTCGAGAATAATGTTATCAACTCCAAGACTCTCGTCATGAAGAACTGTGATTGCGATGGCTGTACTATCAAAATCTATCCTTACAAAGATGGCGATGTTTACAAGATGTATTGTTACCTTGAAGGAAACAGATTTATTTCTGGCGTTCCTATCGAGTTTACTAAGATTGACCAGATTAACGGCTCTTATCAAGACGATGTTTATGAAATCGTTGTTAATTGGACTATCATGAACAACTTCTTTGCAGGAAATACAGAAGGTCTTAGGGCGAGATATTGGCAACATCGCACAGGTTCCAATTATGGTAAAACTTTTATTGCTTGGTCTAATGATAATGTAATAGTTTATCAGAATAATACTGGTAATTGTCCAGGAGACACTGCTCGTGGAGTTACCATAAACAATGGAACGGGCTGCGAAGCTGGCTTCTACTGGGCTCAGTTGAGC